GGGCGGATTTAAATCAAAAGACTTAAGAGTTAAAGGTGACGATACACCAATAGCTCCGGGGGAATTTAGAGATGTAGATGTAACAGGAATCACGATAAAAGAATCTATCGTACCCCTGCCATACAAAGAACCTTCAGGTACTCTTTACAATTTGTTGAATCAGATTATCGAAGAGGGTAGAAGATTTGCATCAGTAGCCGACTTAAAAGTCGCAGATATGTCAGGGCAGACCCCTGTAGGAACTACTCTAGCAATACTAGAGCGAACATTGAAAGTTATGTCAGCCGTGCAAGCGCGAGTGCATAACGCAATGCGAAAAGAGTTTAAACTTCTTTCAGTGATTATCCGGGACTACACTCCACCAATTTATAACTATGAAGTGGATGGACCGCAAACGGCAAAAATGTCTGATTATGATTCAGTGGAAGTTATACCTGTATCTGACCCCAACGCTTCAACAATGGCGCAAAGAGTGGTTCAGTATCAGGCCGCTTTACAGTTGGCTCAAGGAGCTCCAGATATTTATGACCTACCTTTGTTGCATAGACAAATGCTAGAGGTTTTAGGAATCAAAGAGGTTCAAAAGATTGTTCCTTTAGAAGAGGACTTTAAACCTATGGACCCTATATCAGAAAACATGAGTTTGCTAAAAAGTAAACCAACAAAAGCATTCCAGTACCAAGACCATGAAGCCCATATAAAAACACACATGAATATGGCTCAAGACCCAAAAATAAGAGAGATGGTCGGTCAAAGTCCAAATGCAGGAGCGATACAAGCGGCAGTACAAGCGCATATCGCAGAGCATATAGCTTTCCAATATAGAGTTGAAATAGAGAAAATGATGGGTGTTCCATTACCTCCAGTAGATGAGAAGTTACCAGAGGATGTGGAAGTCGAATTGTCAAGAGTAGTTGCTATGGCATCTGACAAACTGTTACAAAAAGGACAGGCGGAAGCACAACAACAACAAGCTCAACAACAAGCAGAAGACCCTGTTATTCAAATGCAAAAAGCCGAACTGGAGCTTAAACAAGCTAGATTCCAGCATGATAAAGCGATGGATGAAGCGGAGCTCAATCTTAAATCTCAAGAAGCGGTGGCAAAAGATGAAAGAGAAAACAAGCGAATCGATACTCAGGCAGAAATTGAAGGAGCAAAAATTGCGCTTGACAGTGTAGAGGCAGAGCAAAAAATTCAACAAGATAAGGAAAGGGAAGAGAAACAAGACTTTAAGGAGGGAGTAAGAATTGGACTTGAAAGAGCTGATATTGAGTCAAACGAAGGAGGAAATTAAAAGAATCGGAGATTCTTTAATCCACAAACCTGTTGATAGAGAAAACTATCTTTTAGGAGTTGGTGAGATTAAAGGGTTACAACGTGTAATTAGACAACTGGAGGATTTACCTGATGAGTGACAATTTAAAAATGCCTGAACCAAGAGGCTACAAAATTCTTATAGCTATACCAAAGCTAGACGACAAGTTTGAAAACTCAAAGATTATAAGAGCTGACTCACACAAAAAAGCAGAAGAGACAGCTTCTATAATCGGGTTAGTTACTAAAATTGGAGACCTAGCCTATAAGGATGAAGAAAAGTTTTTGACTGGACCATGGTGTAAGGAGGGCGATTTCATAATAATGAGAGCCTATACCGGAACTAGATTTTTGGTACAGACAGAAGAGGGTGAGCAGGAATTTAGATTAATTAACGATGACGCTGTAGAAGGTGTTGTCGCTGACCCACGAGGAATAACTCGCGCATAAAGGAGAGAAAATGTCAGAGCAAGAAAAGAATTACGAAATAGAAGAAGAAGTATCTGAAAATGAGGTAGAGATAGTAGATGATACCCCAGAGGAGGATAAAGGAAAAAAACATCTAGGAGATGTTGATATACCTGAAGATGAAATTTCTACATACAGTGGGAATGTTCAAAAAAGAATTAATCAATTAAAACGCGCTTATCACGACGAAAGAAGAGACAAAGAACGTTTTATGAGAGAACAACAGGATGCTATGTCTTATGCACAAAAAGTTGCAGAAGAAAATAAAGCCTTGCAAGAAAAACTTTCTAAAGGAGAAACTGTTCTTCTTGAGAGTCACAAAAGCAGAGTCGGGGCCGAACTCGCACAGGCAGAAAAGGAATACAAAGATGCTTATGAAGCGGGAGAGCCAGATAAAATGCTGGAGGCTCAGAAGAAGTTAGCTAGGTTTACAGTTGAACAAAGAGAAGTAGAAACCTATGAACCTGTTCATCAAAAACCTTTACAAGAACCTCAAAATAGTGTACAACAACAAGTAGTACCTGACGAACGCACCCGTCAGTGGGTTACTGAAAATCGTTGGTTTGAAACCGACGCAGTTATGAGAGGTGCCGCCTTCGGGATTCACGATGAATTAGTCAAGCGTGGGGTTCCATCTGGTTCAGAAGAGTATTACAACCAGATAGATGCCCGTATGCGTGAAGAATTTCCAAACAAATTCGGGAAAAAACCCGCCAACGTAGTTGCTCCAGCATCAAGAACGACTGGTTCTAATAAAGTTAGATTAACTAAAACTCAGGTATCCATTGCCAAACGTCTTGGAGTACCGATTGAAAAATATGCAGAACAAATTATGAAGGAGCAGGCTAATGGCTAATAGGAATAATCGTGAATCAGAAACTCGTGAAATGAGCCAAACAAAATACAATATAAAAGATTTCAGTGATGACGTACTGCCAAACCCAACACCTAATGGTGATGACGAATTCTTATATGTAAGAACCTCTGTTATGGGGCAAGATGATGTAAGAAACGTTATGAAGAAAAGGTCACAAGGCTACATACCTTGCAAAAAAGAAGACCATCCAGAAATTCCTTCATGGGGAAACACTGGAAATGAAGTTGAAATTGGTGGATTAATGCTTCACAAAGCACCTAAAGGTTTGTTACAAGCTAAAAAAGAATACATAGCTAAGAAAACATCAGACCAGCAGGCCGCTGTGGACGCTAATCTATATAGACAAAATGACCCTCGTATGCCAATGTTTAGTGAAAAGAAGTCAACCACTACCAAAGGCAGTAGAGGATAAATAACGGAGAAAAAGAATGGCTTATCCTACAGTTGATGCCCCTTACGGGCTAAAGCCGATTAACCTCATTGGAGGCGTTCCGTTCGCGGGTTCTACCCGTATGTTACCAATTCAATATGACTACAGAACAGATATCTTTTACGGTGATTTTGTTAAATTGGTTCGTGGTAATGTTGAACATCAGGCGGTAACAAACGACGCTGACGATTCAGGAATGATTGGTATCTTTTTAGGTTGTACCTACACAGATGCAACGACAAAACAAAAACAATTTTCACAATATTATCCATCCGGAACAAAAGCTGGCGATATTATGGCTTATATTTCTGATGACCCTAATGTTGTGTACAAGGCTGTGGTTTGTTCTACTGGAACAACCGTAGCTTCAGGTAACCATGCGTTAGTTGGTCAAAACCAAAGAATGCTAAACAATACAGGTAGCACAACCACTGGAAACAGTGCAAATGCTGTCCACATTGGAAATACGCTAACAACAGCGGCATTCCCAGTAAGAATTATGGGAGTTGTTGACGAGACAAAGAAGACCACATCCGTAACAGGAAGCTCTTCCTCCACAACAATTACTTGTACCGCGTTACCAAATGCTATTCCTCACGGAACCGATGTAGCTTATTTAGACTCAGCAGGACAGATTATTCAAACTGCTTCTTTTGTGTCAGTTGCGGCGGCGGCAGGAGCCACCTCAGTAACAATAAATTCAGCTATCGCTGTTCCGGGAAGTGTTACAGCAATTCCGGCAGATTCAACAATTCTATTCAGAGAGTATCCTGAAGTATTGGTTAAGTTGAATTTTGAGATTCATGCATATCAAGACGCAACAGCGGTATAAGGAGATTTTTAAATGGCTATTTCAAGAGCACAATTACTTAAAGAGCTCCTTCCGGGACTTAACGCTCTATATGGGCTTGAGTACGCAAGATACGGCGAAGAGCACAAAGAAATTTTTGAAACAGAAACTTCCGAGCGTTCTTTCGAGGAGGAGACGAAACTATCCGGGTTTTCTGCGGCACCTGTTAAAAACGAAGGCGAAGCCATCGCGTTTGACAATGCTCAGGAAGCATACACTTCACGCTATAACCATGAGACAGTTGCTCTCGGTTTTTCGATTACAGAAGAAGCTATGGAGGACAACCTCTATGATTCTCTCTCTGCTCGTTATACCAAAGCTTTGGCAAGGGCTATGGCGTATACTAAGCAAGTTAAGGCGGCTAACATCCTTAATCAAGGGTTTGACAGCGCTTTCCCAGGTGGTGATGGTGTATCATTATTTTCTACAGCTCACCCATTGGTATCAGGCGGCACAAACTCAAACAGACCATCTACAGCCACTGACTTAAATGAAACTTCTTTAGAAGCTCATGTAATTCAGATTGCCGGATGGACTGATGAGAGAGGATTGTTGATTGCGGCTAAACCTCGTAAATTGATTGTCACACCAGCATTAATGTTCGTGGCTACTCGTTTATTACAAACAGACTTGAGAGTCGGAACTGCTGACAACGACATCAATGCTCTTAGAACAACAGGAGCGATTCCAGAGGGTTATGCAGTTAATCACTATCTGACCGACACAGATGCTTACTTTATAACAACAGACGTACCTAACGGCTTGAAGCATTTCATCCGTTTACCAATGTCAACTTCTATGGAAGGTGATTTTGATACAGGTAATGTTCGTTATAAGGCTCGTGAGCGTTATTCCTTCGGGTTCTCTGACCCATTGGGAATGTTTGGTTCACCAGGAGCTTAATCTTGATGAGGGGGGCTTTGCCCCCTTCGTTTTTTTTAGGAGAAGACATGGATTTATATTTTAAATTTTTAACTGCTTGTAAAGACCAGTTCATACAAAACACAAATCAAGTTATTGATATTAATTGTAGTGTTGCAAAAGCAATGGTCGAGCAATCACAAGCTCCTTTTAATTGGATTCAAGAAGCAATTAAAAAATAACTAGGGTTAATTAGTTACACCAACAGACCTAGCTGACGTATTAGAG